CGTAACCTACTATTTCCATTTCGCTCCCTAATATCAAGCGGTTGCCTGATACAGAAAGTATGACTTAAAGCAAGGACAGTTGGTTAACTACTTACGGCGTGTTTTATAACGATTAGATAACGCCAAGATCCTCAAGATCATCGATATGGTCATCAATCGTGCGTTCGTTATAATCGGTTTCACGCCCCATAATACCTTTTATTGTATCGGAATGACCCGTCATGATTAACAGGCACTAATTCAACTGAATGGCCACCCTTGCCAAAGCTCATAACCACAAATCCCATATTCCAATCGGCTGACGCATATTTTAGGTAACTCGCTTTATTCTTCATATCCATGAGATGTCCGGCTTCGATACCCCAAATCGTTGAATAACGGCCGTTTAAGCCAGTTTGGTGACGAACTGCACCTTGTCTATGGGTATGACCGCAGATAACCCCTCCATTAGCCCCTGAATGCCATTTTTTGGCCAAATTTAGGGCAGTGATACCAGCATGTTTTGACATTACGCCTTCATCGCCATGAGCCAAGAAAAATCCACGCTCAAACTCATAAGCTCTTTTATGAAATCGTATGCCTAGATCTGAGTAGGCCATAAATTTTTCATAAACTAATTCAGGCAAACCAAGTAATGATGGAGCACCTTTAAGTAAAGTCGTAAATAATCGATCGGTATGATTTGATCTAATTATATCGGTTGTGCCTAGATCGTAAAGAATGTCTTGAGCGATTGAACGCTCCTCATCAAGTGTTTCAGCAAATTCTGTTTTTGTGCCTTTCACCCAACGGCTTTGACTCGTCATATCGAGCTCATCTCCGACGTTCAATACATAATCGAACTTTTCGTGTTTGCTCATTTTAATGAGATTTTTTACAGCTTGTGGGTGATGCAGCGGTATCTGCAAATCCGGTGTTACTAAATACCTACGATTGGCTTTAATCGTCATCCTCATCCGGAGTAGGAATAGTTGGGATTATTCCTTTATCGCCTACGATCCAGTCAGGCATTGAGTCAGGATTATCCATTAGATATAGTGCTACCGACTCTGAGAATCCAGCCTTACGAGCTGTTTTGAATATCTCATGTTTTACGATATACCATTGATCCAGTTTGCTTATTTCAGGAGTGTGGCGAACGCGACGACGATTAACTTTTTTGCGTTTAGGTTGTTTCCGTGTGTTCGCCATAACAGAAATTATCGCTTACTGATTAAAGTAAATAACTCATCAACACGCTGTTCAAGTCTAGTAATTTGATCTTTCATTGAACTGCCTGAATTGGGCTTTAGTTCGCTTAGGAAACTTTTAATAACCCATCGTAGAGCCAGTAATAAAGCGCCTGCGATACTGCAAACGCCAACGCCAAATGCGACTAATTCGTTTGGTGTCATTTTTCGCTAAGACCATAATCAACTTCGCTCCCGGACTTTGGATCTAACGCTTTTGCTACTGGAGCAACTACAGCGCCAAGTAGAGTTGCATAGGCTGGATGTATGTCAGCCACTATTGCTAAGGCTACTGTAATTCCACTAGCTGCCACAGCTCTCAAATATGACTTAATTGCTGCTTTGTGTTTTTTGGTCAGTTTCATTAATTGCCTTTCAGTAGTGGTATGTCGAACTCTGCTGGATTATTGTCCTCAGACTTTTTGAAGCTAATATGTAAATGATGGTCATGCCTGTTAATGCCCTTATATTTGCGCCAGCGCCAATTTAGAATTGGGCTTGCAATTTTGCCCAAATGAATTACATAACTGATCCGCCCTTGAGATTTCCCATACAATCGGACTTGATCTGCCAAATATGCTGAAAGCCTTTTGTCGTCAGATAACCGAGCAGAAATGTCCAATCCTCTGACACATCCTGTTTTTGGATCGGGGTTGTGATCTGACTTTGGCGCTCGCTGTAAATGTGCCACAGAAGCCAACCATCCATCACTTTTACGATCCCTGTCGGGATAACATTCATTTACTTGATTTCTGAATGTTTCAGCACCTTTAGATAAATACGGCTTCATTAGCCAAGAATTAATTTTGCTTCGTCAGCAGTTAAACCTAAACGATCAAGAATTGCTTGGCGTTGGGCTGCTTTTGCTAAGGCTTCGACTTTTGCAATCTCAGCATTTTCCGCTTCAATTTTTTGTTGAGCGATTTCATCTGCATTTGCATTTCTAAAAGTCTGCTCACCTGTTTCGCAATCAATAACTAAAATTTGATAATTTGATTTTGTCATTAACTTACTCCGTAAAGTAGAATTGTGCCTGATTTTGGTGTTCCTGAATTTGTAAAAATTCTCAATGAAGATACAGCACCAGTTTGATTATACATACCAGTTCTAATTATATTGTAAATGCTTGTTCCGTCTTGGTGATAAGTATTGCTTCTAACATAAGCCATTTTCCAAGTTACTGTATTGGCATAATCTGGGAATGTTACAACCATTAAACCATCGGCATTTGTGCTATTTAAGTCATCTCCTAATCTAAATGATGTTTGTGTAAAACTCATTGTTGCATCAGGATTAACTGAATCAGTATGACGATTTGATGTTGAATCATCATTAAATCTTAATCTGAATGCATTATTATTAATTGTAGGTAACGGATCTCTTATAACTAGCATTAAATCTTTATAAGTTCCTGGAATAGATGATAATAAAACTTCAGCATTTGAAATTGTTGTTGTGCTTATTAAAGTCATGCCACCAGCAGCAACAGTATCCCATTTCAACCCGCTGGCAGTTGATGAATCTACTTGCAAAACATGACCATTTGTTCCACCAACGGCTAATCTTGCAACTGTATCGGCAGCAGTTCCAACAATTAAATCGCCTTTAGCATCAACAATAGTTTTAGCGATTGCTGCATCTGCATTTGTTTTCATTTGGGTATCAACTGCTTGACCAAAGATCTCAAAATCGGCAGGTAAGTCTTTTACAAGATCTGTATTCGTCGGCATTGCAAACGAATAATTGGTGGTTGGATTTGCCATTATTCTCCTATACTCAGGCTACTATTGTAGCGTATTCCCATTGTAAAGCTGGATCTATCGTGTTCCATGCCTCAGTTATTGGCACAGTATTCCATCTCATCGCTACTTGGCTGTAAGCTGTTGGCGATAAAGTCAAAGTCAAATAAAGTTGATTAAAACTGACAGACCAAGACCAGCCCTCAACATAACCCTCAAATTGCCCACTAGATATTTGATCTGGCAAATTAAGCAGATTGACAGGCATGCCAATAAATACACCAAGTAAAGCATCCCTATCGGCGTCATCAATTTCTGAGTTGGTCATCGGGAAGGTAATTGTGTCAAATATCGGTTGCGGAAAAGCACGCTGAGCAATATAACGATCTGCCACAGCTTGAGCATCCACAGCTGAATGAAGCACAGAGTTTATAGTTTCTGCCTTGTAGCCATAAGTCGCTATAGATGTGGCATCGCTGGCTGTTTCTTGAGAATTAAAATTATTGCCATAATTGATATAAATATCATTTCTAATATCACCGGATTTAGTTGTGGTTTTTAATCCTTTACCTATGGCATGACTAGCATCTAATTCAACATAGCCATTTGTTAAAAGATAATTTTGTCTGTGGTCTGCATCTGCATAACCAATCCGACCTTGATTATCCTCATATAAAACACCAAATGCTGAGTTAGCAATAAGAGCTGCTATGTTGTAAATAGTGTCAGGACTAGATGCTCTGTTTTCCATAGTATAAAGACCCGGAGTATCTATTTCGCCTAATCCTACATTTTCAGCATTTGCCCATGTTGTTGTTGGGTCATACCCCTGCCATGTTTCTGATGCTGGCACTTCATTCCATGATGCTAACAATAAATCATCTAACAAATCTAATATCTGGTTGCCATCCTCATCCTGAGATAAGACACCATCAGTAATAGTTTTTTGTAATTTAGATAAAGCACCCAACGCAATAATGTTGTATCTAATTTCAGTTCCAGCTGCTCCAGTAGCACCTACCTCAACGCTTAGATCTGTTATATTGCCACCAAACAAACTAACATAAGTATTGGTTGAATCTTTAATTTGTAAAGCAATTCCATCATTAATATCAAAGTTAAATGTTTGATTATTTAACGCCACAATTGTGCAACTAATATAGGATGGATAAGGTTGCTGATAGATATTTCGCCTGCCTGAACTATGGCTTAAATTTGCAATAGTTATATTGGTGTAATCAACACCCTCAACTGTTAATTTCCAGTCCGGTGTAAATTGGCTCATGACTGACCAAACGGAGTTCCGCTGTAAGCCCCACCCCTAGCCTGTGATGCATTAATGTTTTCAATTATCACTCTTGCAGTTTCCTCAGAGTTAATTGCACCGCTAACATTTAAGTTAATGACTGTGCCACCAGATGATACTTGTGATGTTCCCAAAGCTGTGCTTACCAAAGATGTGCCTTGTTTTTCTAATACAGCAAATTCTTTGGTTAATTTATCAAATTGAGATTTAGCAGCTGATTGACTAATACCACCAGTAATTACTTGGAATTGTAAATCAGTAAATGCTTCATTTACGCGTGTTAATCTATCAACTAAATCTTTAGCACTTGTCGCACCAATTACACCAGTTGATGCAGCTCCACCACCGCTGCTAGTTCCACCACCGAAAGATGTGCCACCACCGAAAGATGTGCCACCACCGCTAGTTCTAGCACCACCGCTTGATGTAGGGAATGAACTTCCACCACCATAAGTAAAATTTGATCCGCCTGAACTAACACCGCCAACTGTTGAAATGTTGCTTATGTTTTGACCAGTTACAAAATTAATACCATCAATAACTTTATTTATTGCGCTAATAATAAAATTCAACACCGGAGTAATTGCACCAACGATTTTGCCAAACGCATCAATAATTACCGCTGCTGCTCTAGCACCAACATCTAATAAAAATCCAAATACAGTTTGGACTATTGGGAAAACCTTATCTTTCATTAATAACCAAAACTGCGTAAATTCATCTCGGTTTCTTTCAATGGCATCTCGGATTACATTAAATGCATCCTTAAACTTTTCTACAATTGGTGTGCCATAGGTGAATACATAACCAATTAATCTTTCAATAATAGGCAATAGTGCTTGACCAACAGCCTCTTTTGCTTCATCAAAGCCGACTTTTAATCGATCGATACGGCCTTGAAATGTTTCAGCATTTCTGCTAGCTGCGCCACCATAAAGATCTGACAGTCTTTCTGTTTCGCCCCTAAAATCTAATTGTTTGGCCTGAGCTGCTGTAATACCTATGCCAAGTCTTGCAAGTTGAGTATCTTGACCACCATAGGCTTTAGATAGAGCTTCGACTACCGCTCCAAGATCCTTGCCAGTTCCTTTTGATATATCTACTGCAAGGTTTAACAGATCTTGTGATTTTGTAACATCGCCGGTAGCTGTTGCTAATCTTTGGAATGCTGGCCTTAGTTCATCGTCTGCTATACCTACTGCCAAAGCAGTCTTGCTTATGTAATCCTCAGTAGCCTTAATTTGGCCATCAGTAGCCCCTGTGGCGCTTCGTAATGCGCTGGCTAACCTTAACTGTGCAGCCTCATCCTCAATGGCTGCTTTAACGCCATCTACGGCTAATTTAGTAGCATAGGCAGCAGCAGCAGCGGTAGCAGCAGCAAAAGCCAAACCTGCCTTTTTGCCAAAATCCGATACCTTATCGCCAAACCCTTGAACTTCTTGTTCACCTGTTTTAAGACTCTTTTTTAACTCATCAACATCGGCAAGGATTGAGAGTTTTAATGTGCGATTACCGGTTGCCATTATCCCCACTCCTTAAGTATGCGATCAAAAGATTGTTCCCAACGATTTACTAATTCAGGCTGAATTCTGCGAAGGGTTGGATAAATGAACCATCCGCGAGATCCACGACCCTGCCTTCCCGAATAACTAGGGAATTGTTTGAATTTATTTGAACCAAACTCAAGACCGCCCCATAAGGTCTGCGTAGTAGCACCACCTGAAAATTTCTGACTTGCGAATCCATATCTGAATTCACCGATCTTGCTTGACTTTGAAACCCTAACGCCATCCGCGACTCTGACAACTGCCTTGCCTGATTTAGTTCGTGTAGCAGCTGTTTGTTTAATTTGTTCTGATGCATAAGTCGCCAAAGCAGCAGATTCTTTTCTTGCTTCCTCTGTTGCTTGGTCATCCATCGCTTTGAAAGCCTTAAGGACATCGCGCAGATCTTGGCGATTGTAAGCAATTGTTTCACTTGCCATTCCTCTGCTCCAATATCTCTAACGCTGTCATAATGTCGTCTGCATCAACCCATTCACTCATTGGAATCTGTGTGGCTAACGCCAACTGAATCAATAAACGATTTAGGCTTCCTGCTGGGTGGCTTTTGGGTCTGCATCACCAACAACTACATCTGTAACTGTTTCGCACCACGCCTCATAAGGTTTTACCGCTTTTCCAGCAGCTTCCCTTTTATGTGCGTGATATGCCAAAAACATTAAATCAGATATGCCCATTTTTTCTTGAGCTTGGCTGATCGTGTGTCCAGACATCTTTTCCCATTTTTGCCACTCAGGGGGTTGACAAACATAAGTTGCCTGATCCCCTGAGTTATATTCAATTGTAATTGGTAGTTTCATTAGTTGCTCCCGTTTCTATTTCTTAACTAAATGATTCTGCTGGCACTCCAATAACTTGGAATGTTAAAGATACAGTCTGTGCATCATTTCCTGCACCGCCGGCTGATGGCCATGATGGTAGCACTTGGAAAGTAAATACTGCTCCGGATGCAGCTGTAAATACTGTGTTGATTCCTGTGTTTGGTGCTGACTCTGTAACGCCCCATAGAATCTCACAAAGAGATCCTGCTGCGCCCCAGTCTGCCAACATTTCAACAGCTAGTGTGAAATCATTGTCAATTACTTTGTAGGCCTTGCCATCCAAAGTTTCGTATGTCTGGCGGTTTGTTGTGCCAGTCAAAACTGCGCTTGTTGCTTGTGCGTCGAAAGTGTTACCACCGATGGTGAAGGTAACATCCCGACCAGTAATTACTGTGGTAGCCATTTCGCTCCTCTAGGTTGTTTGTGTGTAATAGGTTGATACTCGAATATCAGCGATCAACATTGTTGATGCACCAATAGTTGTAACTGTCGGTCTTTCAACCGCTCCGACAATATATCCATTTGGAATAACTGCCAGAATACTCATGATAAGTTGCTCGATATTGTCAAGCGATGCTGGATTGCTATTGTAAGCAACCACAGCTGTAATGGTCATGTTAATTCTTGTTCGAATTTGACTTTTGCCGATTGTTTCAATTTCTAAATATGGTGAATCAGGCACTACTACGACTGCTGGCGGAATAACTGATTCCGGCACAAAAGAATAAACATTTCCAGCAACTCCAGCCATCGCTGTTGCAAGTGGTTGTCTAACTGCTGAAAGAATTGTTGATGCTGGCATTATTGACAAATACCTTCAACATCTACATAAGGCCCTAATATACCTATGACCCTTGAATAAAGACTACGACCAATTCTGTATGGTGTAGATTGAAAATCGATACCCTCAATTTGTCCACCTGCTGCAACTCTTGATTGAAATACTTCTACGGATACAGCAAATATCGCTGATCGAACTGATTGATTGCCAACATAGGTTGATGCACCTGTCAATGTGGCTGTTCCGCTTGGGATAACATTTGCTTCAGTAACATCGGCATTTGTAATTGATGCGCTAAATGTTGTGTCTGTTAAATTATCAGCTAATACTGTGCGAGTTCCGTTATATGGGCTCAAGCATCCAGCAATAACTACTGATTGACCTTCGGTAAATTCATGAGTGCCAACTGTTGTAAATGTGGCAACATTATCTTGTAAAACTGTTTTTTGAACTGCGCTCTTAAATGTAACAAGCATTGGCAAAATGGTGTTTTCTGCTGTGTCTATTATGCCATTCAAATATGTGTCGTCATACAAGGCAGATGACACACCAAGCACAGATCGCAACTCGGAAGCTGTAATTATACTTGGCATGTCATCTCCTTACTCCCATTAATGGATGCCTGAGATCGGGAGCAACCTCAGGCACTCAATTAAACTAATTAAGCGATTGCATCCAACTTACGGAATGCTGTTGGGTAGCGATTAACTACGCAAACATATCCGTATAGTCCGATTTCAATTCGGCCGTTAGCAACAACATTTGCACGAAGCTCAATTGTTCCTGACTCATGGAATCTCATAGCTGCTGATGGATAAACCAAAGCAACCTTTGTTCCTGATGTGTTTCCTGTGTAGTTTGGATCTACAATTAGGTCAAGTCCTGCAACAGTTCCGTTTGTTGAACCTTGTGTTACTAAACCACCTGCATTTTGTAGAGATCCACCGGCTGCAAATAATGGTCGGTTTGATCCATCAACTGCACCAAGAATGTTTGAGAAATCAACATTCTCATAGCCACCAGTTGTTGCTACTAATAGGCGGTTAGGTGTGAAACGCATAACGCCATAAGAATCAGCAATACCTTGTGCAATTGCTTTGTAAAGTGATGTTCCGCTTGAAGTATCTGCGCCATCAGCTGCAATTGTTGCAGCATAAGCATCAGTCTTTTGTGCGTAAGATGCAGCCAACTCGCGAACTAATAGATCAGCGAAAGATGGGTCTGAACGATCAAATAACTCAACATTTACAATGTTTGCTCCAGCAAACTTAACAATTGTGTCCTCTTGGAAAGTTACTGCTGTATCAGTTGATGAAAATTCTACACCCTCAGCAGTCAAAGCTGTTGTTGCTTGAGCACCTAATTTTGGTGTAAAGATTTTCATACCTGATGCTGGTAATGGAGCGCGCTCGATTGAATCGATGAATGGGCGTGATGAATCGATAACACCAATTACATCGCGTAGATAATTTGGTGGAACAGTTCCGGTATTTTCTGAAACTGTTGCAATCTGTAATGCTGCTACTAGATCGCGTGCATCTGTGTCGCCTTGAATAGCGCGAACCTGTGCGTTTAGATATTGTCCGGCTGTAACATTTGTATCAACGCGTGGCTTTGTGTATGCCACATAGTTTGCAGTTACAACTGGAGCTTGTGCCGCTTCTACCGCTTCGGTCGCGATAGGAGCCTCAGAATTAATCTCTGACACTTTGTTCTCCTCTTTGGTTGTTTCCTCAGCGGTTGCTTCGGAATTCTCTGGTGTTTCACTAGCAGCGACTTCTTGAACGCGTGCTGAGTCAATTGCTGGCTCTGTTACAAGTGAAACTTCTTGAAGTGTGCTTGATTTAATTCTTAGCACGCCTTCCTCATTTTTCCATTCGTTAATTTTTACGCCAACTGAAAATCCATCGCGTAATCCAGTTGCTGCTTCCTCAAGCGCGTCATCCGCAGAAAAAGTTTTTGCCAAACGGAAGGTCGCTTCCAAGCCTGTGTCTGTCGCTGTTATATCGACTAATTTTCCAAGCGGTTTGGTTCGCTCATGCTCAAGTAATAATTTTACAGGCTTGCTAAAATCAATTGAATCTTTTTCAAATACAGTTAATCCAGCACTTGTTGAACCTTGCTCATCCCATGTAACTATCTTGCCTGAGATTGTGCGCTTGTTTGTGTCGGCAGCTGTTATTTCTATTGGGTAACTAATTTTCATCGAATTAGATCCTCTTCTTCTTGGATTTGTTCGACACTCATCGCGCCGATGCGGTTTAGGATTTCATAAACTTGCGCTCGCTCTAGTGCTGAGCCACGCAAGAAATCGTCAATGTCAAATCGAGTTTCAATTCCGTTAGGGCAGAAATCGGCTTGAGATAACCTTTGTTCAATAGCTGTAAGAATTGGTCGTAATGAAAAATCAATAAGTGCTTTTCTTTCGGCTGTCATGTTTGAATAAGTCATGCTTGTAGTTTCAGCAGATACAAATGATGCTGGAATACCAGATGCTCTTGCAATTTCTAAAGCAAGGTATTGACGAGCTTCATTTAATTGTAATTTAGCCGGATCAAATCCCAAAGCCTGTAATTCAATATCAGCATTTAAGAATGCAGTTGATCTTGTTGCTCTTGATGCTTTCCATGATTCTAATAATTTTGTAATTCTTTCAGGAGTTAAATTTGTGCCATTTGATTTTAACACCATTTGTGGCATTGGCTCTTTTGCATACATCTCAGCTGCTTTTTCTAATTCAGCAGCAGCTTTAATTGTGCGACCTGCTCGGTTAAGTATTCCCTCATCTAATCCGTTAAATACAATTAGCGAACCTAATCCGAATGGTGGCACTCGCTTGCCATCAACTGTGTAATACTCAATTTCTGTTGAATTACCATTAAGTGATGCATAAACTCGACCCGGTGCAATTCTTGTCCATGCTCTAATTCTTGATGCATCGGTGGCAGCATAAGAATCCATTACCATTCCATACGCAACGCCATAAAGTAAAAGATCCTCAGCTATCCATGCATAAATGGCTGATCCTGCAACTCTTGGATCTGGTTGCATAATAACTCTGTTTGGTCTTACATGTTCATTTGTAAAATGATTGTATTGCTCAAGTGGTAATGATCCAACTGTTGAACAAATTATATTTCTTGCTCTAGCTGCTGATGGTATCGCCATGTATTGTTCGCGAGTTGCAGTTGTAGTTCCAAATAAAATTCCGCCAACTAATTGTTGTGCGTTATATGGAGAAAGCGCAGCAGACACATCTACTTGCTCTGTTGTCTGTTTTGTGGTAAATCGATCGAATAATCCCATTGGTATAGATTATATCATTTTGTGCGATTTATGCCACTTGTATATCAATTTCCGTTTCAGGTTGTGTCGCAAAATAAGTTGCTAAAGCAGATGCCACAGCTGCACAAACTGCGACTCTACTTGCTCTCCTACCGATGATCCATGACCCATCCCCATAGGGCAATTTCGCAGCGGATAGTGTTTGCTGAGTCAGTTCCTCCTGACCACCATGTTGTAATCGATGGGAATTGATTGCGCCTAACCACCGATCGCATGATTCAGCATATATCGCCCCATCCATGTCTGTAATGGGAATTCCAGCGGGAACTAACCGACTCGCAACGGCTTGTGCAGTCCTTTTGGAATAAGCGACAGTCTGAACATTATATTTTCTAACATACGGAGCAATATCGTTTGCTACCGCTAAATCATTTATTGAATAATCATTTGACCATGTATGGAGTAAAACTAAATTAAATTTCTCACCCGGAAGTTTTTGAGTAGCAGTAAGAGCTGCAAATTTACGATCCGGACTAAGATCTAATCCAAGCCATGTTGGTTTGTCAGGATCTAGTGGTATTGGATCATTTTTGCACAATTCCCATTTTTGGGCATCAATAGCAGAATTTATTGTATCTACCCATTGGGCTAAAACTTCAGTTCGCACAATATCAGGCGGATCATTTATTACAGCTCTTAAATTATCTGGGTGAATTGTTATACCTAAGGATGGGTTGGCTTGAGCAAATGCTGGCCAGTTAATATCGCCAGTTGACGGATTCAATATTGGCGCATCTGGTTCGGCACTCCACTCAAACCAACCAATCGGATCGTTGGTCGTAGCTGATGCCAACGCCCTCTCGCGTAATTTGTTGAGGATTACAGAATGTTGATCTCCGGCAGATGAATAAATCCATACCTGCGGATTTTTGGCAGCCATCATTGAATAACGCATTGATGACCAAGCATCTTCATCTTTGTATTCTCTTAATTCGTCTAAATGAATTGTTTCAGGTTTTGACAAACCTCTAGCTGCATTATTGGCTGCTTTTACAACAAAGCGTCTATTGCCTTTAAGCTCTATTTCCTCAGCACCATGTTGCCATCGTATTTTTTTTACTTCACTTGCCAATTTGTCATTTTGTTCAATATGGCCGACTATCTGCCTAAATGTTTCAAGCGAGGTTGTAAGTCTATGAGCTGAAGCCAATTGCAGACCCTCATTCCAAACATACATTCCGGTCAGGATTCTCAGCATCATCAAAGTTGACTTACCTTGCTGTCGAGCCATGATTAGCCCAAGTTCAGAATGAGCCCATCTACCATCTGGTCGGATTTTGTGGCCATGAATACAG